TGGAAGTTTTGTAGGCCATATAGGCCACGAACAACTGTTTGATTACACTATTAAAAAAGCCGCACAAGTAAATGGCGATCCTTATTTGTTTATTGGTAATGCACAAGGTAAAGATGACCCCATTCCTCCAAATGTAAAAGTACAAACTTGGCATAAGATGTATCCACAATATGCTGCTAATATCAGTACCGTAACACAAGAAGGTGGATCATTGATGCAAAAGATCAAACACGAATTAATCAATCCTTTACCAGGCAAACCACCTCGGTACGATAATATTATTATTATGGTAGGCGAAGATCAAGCCAATATGCCTATTGCTAATGCATTAATGAAAGCAGTCAACAAATTTCCAGGTTACGAACATGTTAATGTTAGATTAGAAGCTACACCCAGAGGGACTGGTATAAGTTTTACTAAATTACGTAACATATTAAAGGAACCTAATGCAACTTTAGAACAACAATTAGCAGTATGGGAACAAGGATTTGATGTTAATAAATTAGGACAAGATTGGATCTTACATTTAATGGACTTGACTCGCAAGGGCATGGGAATTAAAACAGATGCGACTATTAGAGAAAACTGGGAACATGAAATGACTGCCGCAGTTCTCAAATTAATTGAAAATCAATTAAGATGAAACAATACAAAATAACTTCAGAAAACATCAGTCAAAATAGTCCTGATGATTGTTATATTACACCTGAGGATCCTATCAATGAATTAAAAATTGCCAGTTACATGGACGGATTAGGATCACAGGTTAAACTAGCTGAATATCGTCAAAAAACTGTGGAACAAAAAAAGTTAAATAATATAGATAGTTATGGTATGTCTGGCAGTGAAAAAAGCGAATATATGAAAAAAAATAATATTCGTCCAGGTACACCCGCTTGGTTTGAACTATGGAGAGGTACGCCTACTAAATTATGAGAGCAATAGAATTTATTATTGAAGATGCAGTTTTACAAGATCAATTTGACATGATTGAATCAATGATCAACTATTGGGCTGAAAAACACGGTATAGATAGTGATGTAATTTGGGAAGATTTACAAACCGTAGATGACGAAGAACTTTTAAGAGAAGCAGAAGCATGGCAAACAAAACGTGGAAAAAACAAAAATGGCGGACTTAATAAAAAAGGCGTAGCCAGTTACAGACGAAGCCATCCTGGAAGCAAACTACAAACTGCGGTTACTACGAAACCCAGCAAGTTGAAAAAAGGATCAAAAGCCGCCAAACGCCGTAAAAGTTTTTGTGCCCGTATGAAGGGTATGAAAAAACATAGAACTGGTGCCGAAACTCGTCGAGATCCTAACAGCCGTATAAACAAAAGCCTACGCAAGTGGCATTGCGAATAAATTTTTATAAATATTGATATGGAAAAACTACACCAACTTGCTCGAATCGCATTTGCCAGCGAGTTTTCATTCTACATGAAAACCCACGCATTTCACTGGAATGTGGAGGGCCAAGATTTTTACGAATATCATACATTGTTTGAAACCATTTATCAAGAAGTATTAGATAACATTGATGATTTTGCAGAAAAATTACGAAGTCTCGCAATCTATACACCTTATACACATCAAACACTTAGTATGTTGAGCAAAGTGGAAGATGAGAATTATGTACCTACTAAAGATCAAATGGTAGCAGAATTGTTAATGGACAATGAAAAAATGCTGATCATATTGAAAAAAACATATGATGCAGCCGAAGAATTTGGTGAACACGGGTTTAGTAATTTTTTAGCAGAACGCATGGATGCACATCGCAAACATGGTTGGTTTCTCAGAGCCAGTTCCAAACAGGACTAGAATTATGAAAGCACATGAATTTATCACTGAGAAAAAAAACGGTAAAGTTTCCAAAAGACAACAACAATCTACCAGAGGTATGAATATCTACAGTGATAGCGAACAGTTAAATACTGACTACACTTCATATAGACTGGGCATGGCGGTAGCAGGTGCTGATGGAAAAACTCCAGTAAAGATGGATTCAAAAAGTTGGGTAGGTAAAAAGAAAACCACGCATCCTTATTCACAGGCAGAGCAAGACATGTTAAAAGATGCCTATAAAGCAGTAGGTGCAGACTATACAGATTTGAACCATGGTGACATGCGTAGTAAAGAACTAGAAGGCACTTACACAGTTAGTCCGGTGTCAAATTGGATGAAAACAAAATGAACAACGAATTTAAAAAATTAACTTACAATGATCAAACTGTGTACGTATTAGAAAATGCTACAAGTGGCGGTACTAGTTCAGGTGCTGTGGCCAGTAACACAGTAGCAGTGGGTGGTGTTCAACGGCGTAAACCCAAGGACAGCATTATTGTACAGGGTTACAAAGACAAGATTCCTGTTAGTACCCCAAGAAATTTTGTAGCAAAAAATGCCAAAACCAGCGGCGCTGGCGCTCACAAGAAACCATCCCCCAGTATTCCCAGACACGATAAACACAAAAACAAACCCGTTGACATGTCTGAAGATCATTCTACTGCCACTGCTGGGTGGGGGCAAGGTGCATATGCTTCTGGTAGTAGCAGCAAGTGGAATGGTGCAGGCCGTGATGACAGTGTACACGAAACTCCCATTGAGATGGATCCTTTGGATCCAATGAACCCAATGATTTATGGTCACGGATCAAATCCTGCCAAACTAAATTATCGTATGACACGTGCAGCCGGACAGTTAAAAGATTTGGCCCAGCGAGCACAAAATGCCAGTCCTGTGGAATGGGAAAGTATTGCTAGACAATTTTCAGAATTAACCATGAACATTGAACAAATCCGGCATGGTATAGATGAGCTAGCCAAAAAACGTAAAAAGGGCGGCGTTGGTTCAAGAGGTATTGATCCCCATATTGGTGAAGAAGGTGTGGCGGAAGGCGAGTTAGATGAAGCACATCACGGCAGTCTACTAAATCCTAAAAAAGGACAATTTGCCAGTGTTATATTCCGGTCAGAATGGGATACCAATCCGCAAATTGATTATTACGATAACTTAGATGATGCTAAATTTGAGACAGAAAACGCATCAGCATACCACGGATCAGTGTACGCATGGAACGGTGCTCGTTGGGTGCGAAAAATGTCTGCCACTGAACGCTACGGTAGTAGCGGTGGTTATGGCAGTTATGGCAGTTGGGAAGAAAACAAGCAAGGTGTGGCGGAAGAGTGGAGTCAAAAGTATAAAAAGAGTATCAATTGCAGTCACCCTAAAGGCTTCTCACAAAAAGCTCACTGTGCTGGCAAGAAAAAACACAATGAAGATATGTCTATGGAAGCAGTATGTCCAGATTGCGGCATGTGTGAAACACACGGAAGTCTTAACGAGATCAAGAAAGGTGCCAAAGATTCAAATGGTTACACCAAATGTCGAACTGGTTGGCATGCTGATGGAACTAAGCCATCGCCTACAGATGGTAAGCCAGTACGAAACTGTGTAGCTAATGAAGATGTAGAGGAAGGTTTGAAAAGTAAAATAGCAGGCGCAGCCCTTGCTGCTGCCAATCTTTTGGGAAGTCCTGCTCAGGCAGCAGAAGAACCAGTTAAGCCTATAACAATTGCCTATGTACAAATTGAAGGTGAAGTTAGAAAATACAATCTAGGAGATAAATTTTCCAGTTCTAAAGAAGCTGAAAAATTTATTTCTGGTGTCTTGGACAAACAAGGTCTTTCAGGATATACCTTAGATATTAAACACGGATATCCCAAAAAGAAGGAAGGCGTGGATGAGGGTGAGAAGAAAGGTCTTTACTACTATGTGAACAAGCGCAAGAAAGCTGGAACTAGTAGAGATGCCAGCCATCCCAAAGCGCCCACAGCACAGGCCTGGAAAGATGCTGCCAAGACTGCAAAGAAAGAAAGTGTGTCAGTGGACGAATACATGACCAATCTTGAATCCAAGTTGGCAGAAAAGTTATTGGCAAATACCCCAGTTGATGCATGGATTAAAGATTTTGAAAAGTCCAATGCTCCGCAGTTCAAAGGCAAGTCAAAAGAAAAACGTAGGGAAATGGCCATAGCCGCCAGTTATGGTGCCAAAAATCCTAGGAAGAAAAAATGAAGGCTTTTGAATTTACCAAACAAGATTACACAATTTACAATCATCAAAAACTTGATCAGTATCTTGTGAACTTGTGTAAATTAATTATCAATGGCAAAAACACTGATCCTGATCAATATGGCATGGTAGCTGCCTGTGTGTTGGATCCAGATAACAATGTGGTCTATGGTATAAACAGTGCAGCGGAACATGGCCAACGTCAACATGCAGAAAGAGTAGCCATGAATAGATATGAAGATCAGTATGGCAAAATACCCAAAGGCAGTATCATTATCACTACACTGAGTCCCTGTAACGAATACGGCACACATATGGCCGACGAACGATATGGAGAAAGTTGCACAGATTTGATCAATAGTAGCAATGTTCGAAAAGTATACTGCGGATATCAAGACCCCAGTCAGGACAACGAGCATAATGATTTTACATTAGAACAAACTAGTAATAGCGATGTTAAAGAACTTTGTAAAAAATTTGCCGATACATTTTTGAAAAAAGACACTGACAATAACTTTGTCAAAGATCGTGATTCCCAAGATTTAGAAGAACGCCGTAAAAAAAAACGTAAACCTCGATGGGCTGCATACGGTCCTGGACTGTATGGTGGATATGGATACTATGCCGGTTACAGTGGTGACAGCGGATCCGAAGGTGGAGACGGGGGCGGCGAAGCTGAAAATTTTGCCAATGGTCGTAACCCACAGGACAAGGGCGACAGTGCTAGACTGGGGATACCAAAACATGCCTCTTTAGCACAATTGGATAAAATAGGTCAGGGCTCTGGACGTAAAGCACAATTGGCTAGATGGCAGTCAAATATGCGTCGTGGTCGAGCAAAAAATAACAAATAATTATTGACTTGTGTCAGTAAATCCTTTACTATAAGTGATAAAGGAGATAGATATGAGTAAAGCATTTGGTGCTCCCGAACAAGCAAAGATCAAACAGATTGTGGCCGAAGGCGTCACAGTCATGCAGGAAATTCAGGATCTTACTGAAGGTTTGAACGAAACTATTAAAGCAGTGGCCGAAGAACTTGAGGTCAAACCGTCTGTGATCAAAAAAGCAATTCGTATTGCACAAAAAGATCAATGGGATCAGGTATTCCGCGAGTTTGACGATCTTGAAACTATTGTAGACATCAGCGGCCATGCCCACATAAGAAAAGACGAGTAATGAATATATTTTTTAACGCCGCAAATGATGTTTATAAGTGGATCAAAGATGACTATAAAACATATCCGTTTAGATTCCTTATTGAATTCATAGCATGGGCTATTTCCATTGGTTGTGCGATAACCATGGCAGTCACTGTGCCCAATCCACCTTTATTAATTTTGTATCCCATTTGGATTGTGGGCTGTGCGCTATATGCTTGGGCTGCTTATACTAGAAAAAGTTTTGGTATGTTGGCAAATTATGCTCTGATTGTTTGCATAGATGCCACTGGTCTTTTTAGAATGTTGTCTTCATGAAAACAGTAGAACAACCAATCACACCTATTTGGTTTCCTAATTTTCCTTTATGGCAAACCAAACTATCTGATGAAATG